GATTGGTTATTTTAACCCAGGGTGAGAACACTGATTTTACTTGACATGCCAACAGCAAGATTGATAGATATTTTGTAAGAAGGCGCGTAGCTCAGGGGGAGAGCGCTACCTTGACACGGTAGAAGTCGTGGGTTCAAATCCCACCGTGCCTATTCAATAAAATCAATAATTTAGCCGCTTTTAATCTCAGCGGCTTTTTTATTATTTTGGTAATGTATTACCAGAGATTTTACGCTATCTTCCTTCCTATTGCGGCGGCCATATTGAGGAATTTACCCGGTGTACCGCCCGATGCCGTCTTTTTGTCCACTGAACGTGCAAGGGTGTATCCCGTGAACGAGCTCGTGAACGTGCCAAACAGAAACCCGCCAATCCAGAGCAGGGTCGAGATGAAATTCGCCATAATCACTTCTGAAAAACCGGCATGGCCTGCGGCAATTACTGAAAGGGGCGCATAAAATGCATACAAAATAGAATAGTTGCCCAGTTTGGTCATCATGCGTGGCCGCGCCTGGCGCACGGTGGGATCGTCCGAAAGCAGGGCGGTTTTGACAACCTCACGGCCCCCGGCCACATCGTCAAAGGTGAGCTTTTCTTGCTTGAACCCTATTTCAGCAAGATCCACTTCTGTTTCCATACGGGCTTTTTCAAGTTCCATCTGCTGCTCCGGGCTCATGGGGTTTTTTCCGGCCTCGGTAAGGCCCTCGCTCACAACAGAAATACCATTCTTAATCTTCTCGCCTGCAGAGCCGCCGATGACATCGGCAACCTTCTCCAGGCCGGTGAGGATCGGTCCTACGCCCGGAATAAAGGAAAGTGCGGCCTTGCCAATATTTTTTATTATTTCAAAGTCCATGTTGCGCCTCCTTTGTATTTTTTCATACTCTATCCCTTCCTCTCAAAATTGCGTCCAATTCCTTTTGCAATCGCCCTGGCAATGGCAATCTGATTTTCAGGCTCTTTGAGAAACCGTCGTGTGTCCGGATTGGACACAAACTCACATTCTATCAGGGCGGCCGGCATCCACGTCTCTCGAATGACATGGAAGTTAGATTTTCTTACCCCCCTGTTGGCGTGGTCCGGGAATTTTTTAGTGAGCTCGGTCTGGATCCATGTGGCCAGGGTCAGTGATTGAGAAGAGCCCCGGGTATAAATATGTGTTGAAATTCCTTTTGCCGTGGTTTTGTGGAAGGCGTCGGCGTGAATTGAAATAAAGACATCCGCACCCCAGGTGTTTGCCATCTCTACCCTCTTTTCCAAGCTCACAAATATATCCCGTTCCCGGGACATCTTGACCTCGAATCCTTCAAGCTGCAGCTCATAGCGAAGCAAAAAAGCGATAATAAGATTGGTATCATCTTCCTCAAGATAGTCCAATTTTTCGCCCCATGCGGCCCCGTTATCATCACCGCCATGCCCTGGGTCCTCGAATACTTTAGGCTTTTCCATCTTTATAGTCCCTTTTTAGTTGATAGATATTTTTTCATTTTAATATTTATTTGTTACTCGGTTATGGTACTTGGATTCTTGGAGGTGTAAGAAACCCAAAATATACAAGTTCCACAGCTATAGTAACATTTGCAGTTGTAATAGCTGCACCAGATAAATCCACTGTAAATTGCACATCAGTCAGAAATTCACTCGTTTCTACTAATGTTACTGTGATAGTATCAATATCTCTCATTCCTGCATCTATGGCTGCTGAGGCTATTTCAACGTCCTCAGTTACGGCAGAATTTACCCCTGTCCCATTATAATTCATTACCCTGCCAAATTGAGCCGTAAGAGATTTCATTGCTGAATTGCCCCCAGCAGCAGAAACACCATGAGTAACAAGGGCATGAACTACCACAGAGTATGCCCCGCCATCGGTATTTCCGGTTTCATTATTTGTCTGAATACGAAATACTGTTGTAGCTGCGTTATCTGCAAGCCCTTTTTTTAGAAACGATTTTGTTACACGTCCTGATATACCCTCTAATATTTCAGTTTTTTGGTAATCATCAATAACCGTAACATCGCTATTTGTTGAGGTAACCATTGCAGTAGGCCACAGGTTTACCATACTATTCCATTCTACTATTGAATTTTCCACATAGTTAGTTTTAAGCAATGGATTTACCCAGCCAGGTGCAAAAGTATTTCCACGAAGTGTAAATTGCACAGGATACCCACTTGCTCCAGATATAGAAATGGTCTCTGTTGAATCGTCAGTCGCATTAGCCTCAAAGTAATTATTGTCAATTCTAACTACTCCCGCAGCGGCAGCACTGACTTTAATACCCCACGATGCATTGCTTTCGATAACTTGGTCTGATATTGTTACACCATCAACTGCTGCTAGATGTATTCCACTTTTTGTACTATTTCCAATTCTTCCCGCAAAACCATGAATGTGTGTAGATGTTAAATAGCCTGCCGTGTTTACTATTCCATTGTAATTTCCATAAATAAAACAGTTATAAATGTCTATTTCTTGGGCATTAATAAGTCTTATTCCGAATGCATCTACTCCAGTGAACTCCTCAATATGTAAACTTTTCAATGCTATATAACATGCGTAGGTTCCGCCAGTACCTATATCTATACCCCCCACATTGGCTACTGCGCCTATTAAGCTAAAATTTTGCAGAATGACATTTCCTGTGGCTACACGAGAGCCAATCCTAATACCAATAATGGCACCAGAGACATTTAAGCTAGTCCAATGTCCAGAACCTTCAAGTATCAGGTTTTTATCTATCAAAATAGGCGTATCAATGGTTACATTTCCTGATGGGAGCCTCACTATCCCTCCAGCAGCAGACGCAGTAATGGCTTTATTTATTGATGTTGCACCTGTTCCCCACCACTTAGAATAAACCTCACTAACGACTCCACTACTAAAATCTATAGTAATACTCGATCCAAAACATTGTGATAAACCAGCTTCAAAAGGGCCGTTGATCGTAAGGGTGCCTGCACCATCAATTTTAGCACCATGGTCAATATCAAAAGCTATGTTGTCTGTGATGGTTTCACCAGTTATAAGAGAATAATCAGTGAAAGTGGACTTGCTTGTGTGAAGGAGTTTTACTGTAGCTTTCCTGGTCCCGCCAATAGCATCTACAAAGGCTTTTATTGTTCTTCCGTTGCCAACAACACCTTGATCTGTTTCTGAGGCCTTTATGACGTATTCAATGGGAGCTTTGGTTGCCACAAAAGCCCACGCTTGTTTCGGACTAAACTTCACCTGGTATTCGATGTAGACTCCATAAGGTAGGAACAAGAAAAACAGCGCCAATCCAAAGATGAGACCACCGATGATTGCCGAAATGTTTTTAAGCCATTTTTTCATTTGATACGCTCCTTTAGGGCAAACAAAAAGGGCAGCGAGATAAGTGGGTAAGCACTTACCTGCTGCCCTTAATGTTTCTTGCGCCGGCCTTCGTTTAGCTATAACTTTGGCCAGGCCCTAATTGTTATTTATTGTTTGCCGTCCTTCGACTTCGATCTGTCGATTAGCCTTTCGGCAGAGAACCGTTTGTCGAACCGTTTTTTGCCTCTAAATATTTCTGGGCTACCTTACCCCCGAAAAGACCTGTCATCAGAGCGGCATCGCCCAATTCAAAAGAATAGAGTTGGTTGTTTTTTATGCAGACGACAGCCCATACAGCCATGATAGTGAGTACGCATATTGCCCATATCAGCCGCATAGACGATTTGTTGCCATTATCGTCCTCGAATGCTTTTGTCATTTTTTACCTCCTCTAATTAAATTAATAAGCCTGAGGCTTACTAGTACCAAACAGAATTATTGAATAAAAAAACTCCACGCTGACCCGGCCCAACATTCTGGGCGGACACGGCGGAATCGAATGTTATGATCTCTCCGCCTGTATTGATAATTTCGCTCTTGAATCCGGAAGGAAAACTCTCTAACGGGTCAAAATTCCTGTTTGCGCCTCCAGGATCCAGAAAACATCGTATGTGATTTCCTCCGGAATATACGAATGTCTCATTGCCTGTCATTGTCTTGGTGTAGCAATTAGGCGCATCACCAAAATCCCCGCTTTCTATGTTCTCCAGGCCGCTCGAATCGGGCTTCCATCTCAGATACTGTCCTGCTACGGGATTCGGAAGGGTAAGGTCCTTAAATGCAGAGGTAATTTTCAGGAAAAGTGTCCTGTTAAGATTTTCCAAAAGTTGCTGGGCGATCATCATGAGCCTGTCAAGCTGTTCTTCGTGCGTTTCTGCAGGAAAAGAATCGCCCTCAAGATAATCCGCGCCTTGAACGAGATCTAATTGCCGTATGATGGTTAGAGTGTAGCCAGAGGCATACGCATCTTCATCCAGGGTGGTTATCGAGCCTCCCGTTTCCCACGGTTCCTCGCTGACGCTGTAATCGGTATTCAGGACCAGAATGGTTTCCGCGTTATTCGGGTCCTTCAAGATGACAACAAGATTTTCTTCTTCAAGGATCTTGAATGTGAAGGGAAATTCCTTCTGAGATCCTTTGCAATTGTAAGTAATCCTATTTGTCGTTGATGATACGGTCATTTTACGATCTCGAATTTCGGATTTAAGATCATATCCGGATTTTCAATTAATGATATGGTCATGTTATTTACTTTTTTCATTTATGGTCCTGTAAATTCAATTTTACCTGCTCCAAGTTGAACATCAGTATCAGAATCATTTGGGTCAAGCATCGCCACTAATTCATAGCTGGCATTGTTAGTATTAATAAGGGCAGAGTCAATGCTATCATCGTATTTACTGTTATATCCTGAAGTCCAATCAGCGGTAATAAATGCCATCTCAGAAGCATTACCCATAAAATCCCTTCTTTTTAAAATTAACGTCATAGTAGCATTTGCATCATTTCTGATACCATATAATGTTACTTTGGTTACAGTAACTCCATTCGGAAAAATTACAGGAGCATGATAATATTGTGCTGTTAATATGCCATTGTTACGTACGGCTGTACCGTAAGCCCAAGCATCCGTATTGTAGCGTGGCATGAAAGCAGCCGAGGGAATCGATAGGGGTGAATCAAAAGCAAAAGGAATTCCGAGCGTAGCTCTGGCTGTGGCGGCACTCGCATCGTCGAGCAGGGTTTTTATAAACGCTGATATAGTCACATCTGCAGGCAAGGCAAGAGTTAATAAATCCGTATCAAGCCCTAAAGTAGCAAGTGCAGCAGTGGCATCCTCATCGTCGAGCAGAGTTTTTATGAAATCCGTGACGGAGAGATCCCCCTGGCTTTGAATCTCCACGTTCTTTATCCCGCTGAGGTCGTCTTTCCAGGCCAGAAGCTTACTGGCTACCGGATCGGGCAAGCTTAGCTCAGAATAGCTGGAGCTTTTCGCAAAAATGAGCATTCGGCCCAATTTTTCGATAGTTTCTTGAATCAGCATCACGCTCCGGTCCAGCACCTCTTCGTGGGTTTCAGCAGGAAAGGGATCATTTTCCACGTAGTCTGCGCCCTGGGTTTGGGGCAGCTCCCTGATTATCACGAGCGTATTTTCCTCCGCATACGCCTTGACTGTGGTGACGGTCCCCCCGGTCGGCCAGGGGCCAGCGCTCACGGTGTAGTCGGTTGTCAATGTCAATGTGGTTTCGTTTCCCCCGGAATCCCGTAAAATCACGATGAGGTCCGTTTTGGCAAAAATCTTGAAATTAAACGGAAACTCCTTTTGCGATCCATTGCAACTGTAGGAAATCCTATTGGTTGTCGATGATACGGTCATGGTTTTTTCTCCATACTGTTGTTTTTTATTTCATCCGGAGGCTCTATCGTGGGCGTGATTTTTTGGGCCTTCATGATATCCCACATATGGCTTTCCAATCGTATCCCTTGGGCTACCATAAGTTCAAATTCCTTGCGGCCGACCTTATGCCTCAATCTTACCTCAAAGGAGGCTACCCAGGCGCCGATGATGGGAATTGCAATTAATTCTTTCATAAATTAAATCCGTTCATTTTTCTTTGGCCATTTTCTTTACTTGCTCAACGATATCATTTCCGCCCCTGGCCATATCGATCATCTGATAATAAATCAGATCGATAAGCTGCCGTTTTTCATCCGGGGGAATCTCGGGATTTTCATAAATAAAAGAGATTGTCTTTTGAGCATTTGAGAGTCCTTCACGAATTCCGGTGAGTCTGATAGCGACTTGCTCCGCGTTCTCTTCCAGAATGCCGATAGCCTCTTCATACTTTAACTCTTTCTTGCTCAGGGTCTTGATCGTTGTAATGATCTGCTCGATATCCTGGTAATTGTCATAGAACTTCTTGATACTTTCGGCCTGGCCGGACGGATGCCGGACAGCGAAGCCCTTTATTAAAGGTATATCGGCCCACGTGCGAGCCGGCTTGACAGTCTCGGGTACTATGCCCGTTCTCCGTAGTGCCTCGTCAGCCACTTTCAGGATATGAATACCAAGGCCTCCGGACCATCCCCTGATAAGATTTTCTATCCGGGCAGGGGAGATATACGGGCTTTTTTCCAGGGGAGGCAATTCGCCTAATGTCCTTCCTATGAGCTTCGCCACTTCCGTTGTATACGGCTTATACTGGTATTCAGGGAGCACCTTTTCTCTGGCTGCGGGTACTATAGGCCTGTCAAGGAAAAGGCTTCTATTCGCCCAATTCTCCATCCAGGGTATTGCTACCGTGGGGATCATGCCGGGAGAGGCGCCCCGGACTATTGCCTGAATGGTTCCGTCGAAGGCATGGGGATCCTGATCAAGAATGTATTCGGTGATTCTTTCAGGGACGGTGCCGAAAAGAATACCGAGCTCAAAGGGTTTGGGAATTCTCCAGATATGATTTTCGGTCATGACGATCCAGAAAAGATCCTTCTGCCATTGCGGTATTTCCTTCCAGCGTTCATCCTGCCGATTAACAATGGTAAGAATGACCGAGGGCAGGGTTATTCCAGCCGCGACCTTGGCCGTAGTCATTGCAGGTTCCTCTTTGAAGGCCCGGCTCATCTTGGACATGCCCTGAACATTGGCATTCCAGAAGGCGATAAGGACATTGACCGCTCTGGTTTTCGCGCCTACCCTGGCAAAATCCAGGGTCACTTCCCGGCTGGCATATCCGGCCTCGAGCATTCCTGTCTTAGTGATCCCTTCTTTCTTTATCCCTTTCTTGAATTCGCCCAACCTGGTCGCTGCCTCCATAGTCTCGCTCAGGATCCTGAGTGCCTCGATAGGATTCTTAATGATGTTTCGCACCGGAGTTTTCTGAAGTACCTGGCCGAGGTTCTTTTGCAGATATTTCCGGTCCATGGATACCAACATCGACCGCATCCCTCCTCCTTTTTTCCATTGCCAGTAAGCCTCATCTTTCTTGGCCAGGGAAAATATGCCTTTGGCCAGGTCATAGCCGGGAACAAAGTTATACTTGGAATAGGCAAAGGCTGAAAATTGATCACGAAAAGGGTTTCGTGCGATAAACTCAGGGGTAAGGGTAGCACCGGCCCTCAGCCAGCCTGCAGGCATACCCAGGATTCGTATCAAAAGATTGACACTTTCCCGGTCCAGGGCAAGCATGGTTTTGGCCACGTCGGGATGCACCTGGTACAGGGTTCTTTTTCCGGCTCTCCAGACGGCGATTACATTATCTTTGGGCATAAAGGCAGAGGGACGAAAGATCTCAGCCACGCCCTCGGGAAGATCTAATCCGAATTCCTTGGTAGTTTCTATAACTGCTACTTTTTCAATCGTCCTTTCTATGATCTTACTTTTCGCTTCTGAAGTCTTTGCCCCTTTCAAACGCTCGATGATCTGGCTGGTCTCGCCCTTGGAGAACCCTCTGGTTGTGAGAGCTTCACGAACCCTCTCTTCTACTTTATCAAGGGGTTTTAATTCTTCCCCTTCACCGATCCTTACCTTTTCCTCTATCTCACGCTTCAGTTCCTTGTATTTAGATGTTTCTACCCATTTGCCGTATTTTTGCAGGAGGCCCCACAGCTCCGGTTCCCTGATCTTGATTACTTGCTTAGGCTCGGGAATTCGCTCAACATATTTTCCCATCCCCTCGGTACTTTCAGCTAAGTTTACTAAGGCCCTTCCAACTGCGTTCTTCTCAGCCAGGTTGATGTAGAGATAGGTATTCTTGATGATCGATTCGAGGGGATCCTGAATATCTCTCCATGAGCCCTTGATCCGTTTTATCGGCTGCCGCGCCTGCAGGCCGACACCGGTTCCTCTGCTTCTGTCCGTTTCCATGATCCGGTAAAAGGGCACGTAATCCTGATTCAGCTTTTTCATTTTAATGGCGGTCTTTGTGCTGACCAGGCCGCTATCGACCAGGTAGGCAAGCGTAGCATCCTGGTATTTGATGAGATCCTTGAAAAGTTCTCCATAGACAGGCTCATATTTATTGACAACAAATTCAGCATCCTCGCTCAAAACACCGGTTTCAATGCCACGGTTACGAAGTTCTATGGCCCGTTTTGAAACGATAAAGGCGCGAAACTCGTCCAGATTATCTTTGACAGGCTCAAGGATCGCCCTTAACGGCTTGCCTACGTTCTCATAGGTCTTGAAGAGATAAGGGCTGCGCTCCAGGAAATGCTCTGCCCTGCCATGCCAGCCGCGCATAAGCCGGGCCAGCTTGTAGGGATCTTTCTCAGCCGGGATCTTTTCGCCCCTGGTCATTGCTTCGACAACCCGCTTGAGGAAATGGAGATCGTCTACCGCAGCGGTATAGAGATCCGACCACCTGGGGAGTCTTTTTTCCCTGGCACCGATGGAGACCTGCGAAAGCACCCGCATCTCTGCCGGCTGCTTGATCCATTTGTCAAACTCTTTCCGGGTTTCAAGCAGGATCTCCTTTGCTTCCGGAGATTTTTCGCCGAGCATAGATTCAAACGCCTTGTAGAATTCAGGTGCCTTTTCCAGGGCCTGCTTTTCATTCGTGACGTAAAGCCTGATAAACTCCGCGAATCCTTCAGGGAGTTTTGCCTGTCCGCCCCGGGGTTTTGTGGCTATGGGCAGGAGTTCTTTTCTCCAGGGCTCAAGAGGTTTTGAGGAAAGACCTTGCCGTGTAAGTGCTTCCGGCCAGAGAAACTTTTGAAGACCATGGCCGGCCTCATGGCAGATAGTCTCAATGTCATTGGCAAACTTGGTGCGGACTACTTCTTCTTTGAGCTTGAAGATGCCGAGATATCGCCTGCCGGCTCCCCAAAAGCGCCCGGTTCTGATAGGCACGTCCAGCTTTTCCTTGAGAAAATTGACAATATCGGATCGCCTGATAGGTTTTTCGATCTCGCCAGGGGGTTCCGGCTTGCGCCTGAATCCTTTCTCGGGGGCAAAGGCCATTGGCACGGTATCGGTTGATAATAAGCCATACCCTTCGGCCTCTGCCTTTAAAGGTGGCTCATCATAGAGGGGACCTTTTGTTTCTTCCAAGGGTTTGAAAGGCATGAGGCCTGCAACGGGCTTTTGATCTTTATACGCAACTAACATCCCATCCTCGGGATTGACTCTATATTCAGCGTCAGGAAAACGATTTCGGACAACATTGAATTTATCTTGCATATAGGCGGTATACTTGTCTCCACACTTGAAAATCACACCGGCACTCTCAGCATCGCCCAATCGGGCAACGGGTTCTTTGGATACAACATAATCAAGGGTTTCAATACCGGTGGAATAGTAATATAAACGTTCGGTCGCTACGGTACGATCGTAGTCCATTTGTTTGAATACATCCTTTGGATCGGCCGATTCGCGAAACTCAGTGAATTTTTTATTTTTTGGCGGTTCCCCTTTGATGATAATATTACCATCAGAAAACCAACCAGCGGCATTTTCAAGTTTTATTAATTCTTCAATATGCTCCCGTTTTGCCGCTACCGGAGATGGTTTCGCCGGGGCTTTTCGTAGGGCGGGCTTGACTATCTTTTCTTTCTCAGGCGTCTTTTGAATCCTCCGCCTGAATTCTTTTAAAGCGTCTTTCCATGGTGCAATCTTTGCCGTAGCTCCATCAATCTTAAATTTGATCCATTCTATGTCTGTTGCTTCCTCCGGTGCCTTCTTGATCGCCTCGTCGATCTCTTTCAGAAGTCCTGCTTTATCGCTCAGGATCGCGCCTGGCTTGCCGGTGATTTTCGGTTCCGGTTTTTCAGGCACTTTCTCTACCTTCTCCACTGGCTTGTCGATCATCACGATCCGGCTTTTTACTCCGGTCTGCCGGAAGGATTCAGCGCCTTTAAAGGCCCCTTCCAGCTCGTACGTCGTTCCCTTTCTTTCCTCGAACCATTTTCTGAATGCCTCTGATTTCTTATCCGTTTTAAAGAAAGGCCCTTCGCTCATAACGGAGATCAGTCTGCCTCCCGGATTCAAATGCTCGTAAGCATGATAGACATGATCGACATCCTGGCCCTTTTCAAACGGAGGATTCTGTACGATCCGGTCATATTTGCCTTCATGCTTCAGGAAATCGTCACCGATCACTTTGAATTTCTTGAGCTCCAGGAGTTCCCGGAGAGAATAATTCCACTCGAGTACGGACAGGGGAGCTTCAGGATGAGCGCCACGGATCACCTCGGCAAGATTCCCCATGCCGGCGGAGGGTTCCAGGACCGTGGTTCCTGCCTCTATTCCTGCCAGGTCCACCATCATTTTTCCGACCGGCTCGGGAGTAGGGAAAAATCCGGGGACTTTTCTACCGATAAATTCAGCCTCCTTTGCCTTGAGTGCCTTTTCTCTTAAAACTTCCTCGGAAGGCCCTTTGATAAATGCCTGAATATCGGCCTGGGCCTGTTTCAGTTCCTCCAGGTTGGTTATATTGGCTGATTTGATCCTCTTTGCCTGTGTAGCGATCCAATCGTTGATCGCATTGATATCAGGATAGACGTCACCCCGAAAATCTCTCAATGTCTCGATTTGCGCCTTGTTGGTAACTCCTTTGAGGCTTTCCGGCAAGGTTCTGTTTTCAATCGCATCGGCCATGCCGTTCATGACGTTCTGGATCTGTTCTAATCGATCCGCATCAGCGGCCATGCTCCCGGCAATCCGGGCACGTCGGGCAGTAAGGGCTTGCTTTGAAATCGCCGGTTCTCTTTTCTCTTTGATTTGGCTTGTCAGCTTGTCAGCGGCCTCACGGAATTTGCCTATAAGTTTTTGGTCCTCGGGTGAGACTTTCAGTTCCGGGGCAGGTTCTTCAATCGGAGGTTTTAGTTCTATCTTCGGTTTCTCAGGTGTTTCTGGTACTTCGATTCCTTCTTTCTTTAATGTTTTTAGGGTAACGGTACTTTTATCTAATTTTCCACCTTCAATGTTATAGAGAGCTATATGATCCCCTTCTGCTGTTTCTTGCCAACCTCTAAAGGTAGCAGTGGGTTTGACCTCTTCGGGCGTGGGAAGTTCGGCTAATAATTCGCGCTCAGCTTTTAATCTTTCTAAGTGAGGCTTATAATAAGTTGTTACATCTTTTGTTATTTCCCCTTCTCGTAGTCGCCTTTCTAAGCCAGCTATTTCAGCATCATAACGGGATATATCCCAATCGCTTCGTTGTTTTGGTATTTCAATCTTTGCCGGTTCCGGTTTTTTATATTTATCCGGGAATTCCTTAACCTCCTCTAGCCCTTTAGGAGTAAATTTCACAATTTTAATCTCATCACCTACTTTCATCTCATAGGTGTCTTTACCTATATCAAACCTTCTTTTAAGTTTTGGTTTTTCTGGAGCTTTATATTTATCCGGGACGTCCTTATTATCACTGAACAAATCTTCCTTGATCGAAGGATCTTCCTTGATATCCTCGATTACCTCAGCGGGTTTCTTCCCTGATCGCCAGTAAATATTTCTGAGCTTCCCGGCGATATGGGTACTAAAGCGCATTCCACCGATCAGAATAGCTCCGTCAATGAATTCCCGGGGCTCCGGGATCTGTCCCTCGAGCGCATCCCCCACTGTAACCATTGTCACCACTTCAGCGGGTACTCTCCCGAGTCCCGGCACTCTTACGCCTACGGCTCCGGTGGCCATGCCTGTGATCTCACCTTTGGCCGTTTCCCAAACAGCATCGGTAAGCCTCTTCCAGAATTCGGAAAAGGAATGGATCTCTCCCTTCTCGTATTTATCCATAAGAACCTTGCGGAGTCCTGCAGGCAGGGCGAATACTCCCCCTACTGCGGTCACCGGTCCTCCCCCTGCGCCGATGAGGGCTCCCATGGTCATAAAGGGCAGATCCCCGAGCAAGGTCGATCCCTGCATGAGAATCCGCTGCGCCGGCGTCATATATTTTTCCGCGCTTTCGGGCAGGGGTTCCGGTACTTTGCCCGTTGCAAGCAGTCCTGTGACCGATGCCTTGAATCCCTTGCTGATAACCTCTTCTGTTGTGGGCTCGAATTCATAGGGCCGTCTGCCTGTCTTTTCTGCGGCTTCGACTGCCAAGGTTGCCTGTGCCCGTTTTTCTTCCCATGCCGGCTCAAAGATCCTTACAAACTTCTGGATCCAGGACGGCTCCTTTTCCGGATAAATTCCCGGTTCCTTTCTTTTCGGTTTTTCGCCTTCTTTGGGTTCTTCAGGCGGTTCCTCTTTTTCAGGTAAATACTCAAGTTCTAACTGGAAGATATTGGTAAGCTCATCGGTTAAAGCTTTCCGATCAAAGGACTTGATCCCGAAATACTCATCGATCTCTTTACCACTGAAACCGGCTTCGGAAAGCAGACTCCTCTTTTTCTGCATCCAGGCGTTGATTTCAATGTCGTTAAATTCGGCTTCTTTGAGTTGTTCGATGTTCATAAAAAATTGACTTCCTATGCAATAAGACGTAATAAGTTTTTATGGGCGCCTTGGTCTATAAGATTTGTCTCTATATCTCCGGGATCTTTTTCATCCTTCTTTTTGTCTTCCTGGTTTATTATCATTTTTTTTATAAGCCGGATGATAAAGACCTTCATCTTTGACCGGTTCGCTTTAAATACTCCTCGATAGTCTCCCCCTTCTTGCGTTTTGGTATTTCGCCCTCGATCTTCTCCGGTTTAGATCTTCCCCTGATTTTATCCGCTGTTTCTCTCAGCCGGGTGATAGGATCTTTCAGGTACGGTGCAAGGACTTTATCGACAACATACTCCGGTGTACCGGGAGTCAGCATATTAAGCCGTTTCGTCCGATCTTTTTCATCTTCAAGTCTCTCTCTGAGGGCATGTTCAAAGAGATAGGCGTCCCTGATCTCCCCTGCGTCAAAGCCAGTGAAGAGGTTGCCCTTGATAACCATTTTAGATCCGGTCGTTGTAGCCAGGTCCATGAGCTCCGTTTCGTGCTGATCTGCCTTATCCTTCCGTTTTTGAATAACCGCCCTGATATGCTCGGCATCTTTGGCACTGAGTCCTTTGCCGATATAGCTTATGGGAACATTTAAACCGATTTCGCCTGCATAGCTTTGTTTCAGCATGGTCATATAGAATTCCGGATCTGATTTGCCTATTGTATCTTCTTTGGCCTTGAGCTTTGCCTTCTTTTGTGTATCAACTAAGCCTATCCAGTGTTCTTTTCTTACGGTGGTCAATGGCGAAAGCATAATATTCTGAAACGTCAGTTTCCCTTCATGCAGCTTGACAAGGGCTTCGTTTTGCCAGGTCTCGGTGATTGCCTCTTCTTTCTCTTTTTCCCCTGCCAATCTTTCTGTTTCCTCCCTGTTGAGTGCCGCGCCCATGGAGTTTTTATCAGCCGATGGTAGTTTCGATTCATTGATAAACTTTACTGCCTCTTCAAATCCAATGGTTCGCAGTCTGTTTAATGCCTCAGTCCATAGTATCGTTTTTTCGCGTTTGACCTTGATTTCTTCGGAATCGGCACTAAACTTTTCTATCAGCCTTTTTGCTTCTTCCGACTTGATGTAGCCAGCTACCTGAGCCCCGGCCGTATGGATCTGAAAAGTATTGACGATTTCGCGTTGCTGGTTCTCGTCAGCTTGATTCAGTAATGTCCGTAGGGTCATTTCGTTATTGAAATAATCGGATCTGCCCTGGTCAATGAGCTTTTTCCGGTAGAGGCCTTTGACTTTAATTTCTGATTGAACGGCAGTTCGCTTGATATAAGGCTCTAATCTTCGCCAGACTTCGCTATCGGTAATGGATTTCTGGTATTCACCATGCAGGTCCTCAAAAAATTTCTTATGCTCCGCTGCAAAGGTTTCAAAATCGTTCCTGGTCTCCAGGCCGCTGACAAATTCCGCGTTTTTCTGCATGACCTCAATTTCGGCATTGGATAGTTCCGTAAACTGACGCGCCTGTTGCATCCTTTCAGCGACAAGGCCCAGGATTCTGCCGGTTTGCGTCAATCCGGCGCCGATGATCTCAGGCACTTGAGCGCCTTTGGAGAGCGGAGCCCTTGGCAGGCTCACCGGTTTTGTTTGATATGTGGGAATTAGTGGCATTTTTCTACTCCAGGTTATCCTTTCCCGAACTTTCCAAGGTTGTATCCCATGTATCCAGTTTCAGCACCGCCGGTCAGTAAGCTCGTTCCAGCCTTCCACATACCGGCCCTCCGTGCTTCCTTGCCTTTTATCCGATACCTTTCGGCTTCAATTTCCGAGCCGTACCGGGCCAAACTTATATCGCGCTCTATATCCCTGGCAGTTTGGTCCATGACCTCCAGCGGGGTCCCTTTCAGTTGCACCCCGGCCCCAGCATACGCCGCCCTCTGGCTGGAAAGAATTTGTAGTTTTTGCTTTTTCATTTTTTCTTCGCGGATCTGCGATTCATACCGGGAAACAGTTGCATTGTAATCAGCCCATTTTTTTTGCGTTTGAGCTGCCTGATACTGTCCGTAAGCTGTCATTACGGTGCCGCCTATCATCATGGCGAGAATTAACCATTCCATTGTATGCTCCTAATCATCGGTGGTTCTTATCTGTGGCATCAAGGCCACAACCGTTAGGGGTAAAGGAAGGTCTTGAACGATCGTTATATGCGCATCGGTCTCATAACCTTCCGGATAATCCAGCTCCTTGTCTCCGGTGAAAAGTTCCGGGGGGGCATCCATGGGCATGGAAGAATCGCGGAAAAAGATCGTATCGAGCGTATCTTCATCGGGACCGATCTTGCAGCCCAGCGTCTTGTATAATCGTGCGATCACCTTGGAAATCCGCTTTATTCTTCCCTGTGCCGTTCCATCAATGGATCCGGCTTCAAGCCTCATGGTCTGCAAGACGGACCTATATCCGAGGCCCACATGTACCTTGCTTGCCTCTCTATCAAGGGTAATGCTGTTGCCTGAAACGGTCTTGTTGGGATGCGTGGCACCGTCGGCCAAAACGGTCACTTCTTCGCCTTCGAGATGATTGAGACCGCTTATCGTGGTAGTGGGCTCCCCATCATAGGAAAGACCGCTATCTACGAAGAATGCGCTTTTCGTGTCCGTATCGTCAAAGGGCGATTCGAGCAGTTCCACATATCGTTTTGGCGTTTCGCCGATTGTCCTTTTCACCACGGCCCAGAGTTCATCTTCCTGAGTTCCCGGAATGACCGCCACGCTCTCGAATTCACCCTCGGTTGTGTGCCTGTGCCAGGCTATGACCTCATGTTCTCTCAAATACGTCAGTCCGAGCAGAACGCCATCGCTTCGCACACACCACACAATAGAAAACGGCTCTTGCTGATAGTCCATCTCATTGATCTGGGGCTTTGTGATATGGTTTGCCAGCAGGCTCATGTCTGGAGCCACGTAACTATCGACTTCAAGGCTGTAGGTTAATTCCCTGAGCTTCTTTCCGGCTTTTTGAACAAACAGGACTACATGGCTGACGCGCACAGGCTGGATGTTTCTGCTTCCATGAGCACTTTCCCGGACTACCCTGATATTGGTCGGCGTAAGGGGTTCATCGCTGGCTGAGGATCCCAGATTCCATTCGCCGCCCGTAGTCCCCAATAGTAAGCGCTTACCGGGACTCATCCAGCGAACGACATTGACCTGATCCGCGGCTATGGCTATTTTGATCGCATCGTCATCATTGGCACCCGTGGTTATATCCTCGAAATCGCCTGCCTTTGAAAGCCAGATAGTCTGAGGCTCATTGTTGGTAGCCGCGAAAGCCAGGCGTTCTTCGAAAAATGCTACGCAGGCAGGATAATCATTGGCAGCGGTGAAGGGATCGGCTGTGGGGGTATATTCGCTCAGAGTCCAATTAGTATGTCCGGTCCTGCTCAATTTGTGTGGCTTGTGATTCGGATGGGTTAACCACATCATATCGGCAGATTGGGCATATTTGATTTCAAACAATTCGCTTTCCTGATAGGGTGATTCAATTTCATAAATATCAGTGGCTATCCAATAGGTTGCATTGGGAGGCTCAGTAGCATCACCAAGGGCTTCTAAAATGCATCGATAGATAAAACCCCCATTTTTTACATAGTCGTAGGGATAATATGTTGTTTCATTATTCCAGTCATCGACGGTAACAAGAGTATGGATAATCTGCCCCTGGTCCATGTAGAACCTGATATATTCATGGCCGAATTCCAGCATATAGGCCTGGACTGTCGAGAATTCAAAGGGGATAAGCCGGGATTTTTTTGAACTGTCCTTGGTAGTGGCTATATAGCGAAAGCCGGACCTGTTTGAAGAAGGTCCATGCGGATGAACAAGCATGTTCTTGAGAATTCGGCCGGCATTGAAATATTTGTTGAGATCTATCCTGCCCTCGAGCAGAGGAGAAAATTCGCCGCCCGTGAAGTTAGTCCATATCGGATGCGCCTTAGCCATACCTTACCTCCCCGCGGACTGCCAATCGGTGTCATCCATATCTTCCGGTGGATTGCCCTCGATTGCGTTCAGCCGGTAGGCCTCTCTGATTTGCATCAGATATTCCTGTAACGTCAGCTTTTTGAGTGTCTTGCTGTCAGCCAGCCTGATAGAAAGCTCCGCGCCCATCTTGAGGGCAAGGCAAATCAGGAAAGCCGGGTTGAACTTATTGGGGTCCGTGATCCGGGCAATGTACTTCAGATAGACAACATCCTCGTTGATCAAAAGCCTGTCTCCCTCGATCACGTAATTGGCCGTGCTCTCGTAGAGCTCCCTGTCACGCAGGTAATCAGTGGGCAGTTGGTATTGATAGTCGTATTCAAAATCGGGAGCCTCGCTAAGCTGGGCCAAACTCTTCCTCTTCATGGCAAAATTCCAATAGTGTGAATGAAGCAAGAGATCCCTTTCCGGCTCATAGAGCAATTTGCAGGTCCGGGCCTGCTTGGAATTCTCATTCAGATCGGTAATCAGCGTGTCCCCGATTCTGGACAGGGCTATATTGCAAATTTCAACATTCGAGCTCATGATTATTCGCTCTCAATGGATTCCGGTTTTTCTTCTTCCGTTGAGGCGTTTTTTGCAGCCTCAATTTCCCCGATCATCTCTTTTTTCGTAAGTGCCTCGATTAGATCAAGCCCATAGTTGAGGCTGCCATGAGCCTGTAACTGTTTCTTGGTCAATCGTTCCAGATTCGGCTCAAGATCGGGCGGCCTGTCAGCGGTCTTTATCTCCTCAAAATGCCGGGGGACTTTGACATCATCCTCAACCATGAACGGAGGATCGCCCGGATAATGGCGAGTCCGCCACCAACAATCCCTGATACACCTAATTAGTTTCATGATATTCCTTCCTCGAGGGGAGCCGCTGGGCTCCCCTTCTATGTTATGAATTCCCGGTTAATGAGTCATCTGCCCGGTCATATCGATCCAGGCGTCGAACTTGCCAGTGGTGAGAACAGCTACCTTGATCTCGTATACGACCTTGAGATATTGCCGTACCGTATGGGGTAAGGGTATTCTGAGCACTTCATGCCCTTTAACAAGTACCGCTTCAGCAATATCAGGGGTTTCAAATATCGAGACAAAAGTAATATCATCCGCACTGTCCTGTACCTTAAAGGTCACCGTAGATGACGTTCCCGCAACGACCTCATTCACCGTAATATTCAGCCAGAGCGGTGTCCCTATGCCGGGTTTTTGGACAGCATCGCCGAAATCAATCGTAAAATCTGAATCGTGCTCCGCTATCGTGGTTTCTGCCTGGGCATCACTGAGCACCAGTTTGTCGTCCATTATTGTCATGATAAATCTCCTTTGTTTAAGGGACTCCCGAAGGAGCCCCGGTATTTATGCTGCTACATCGGTCTCGGCAATCAGCGCATCTACCCGGCGGACCGGAATGCCCTGGAACTGAGTAACTGCCCGGCCGAAGGCCTCGCCCGGCTGCCAGTTGACGTTTGACTTGTCTTTGGCCAGGATCTCCAGTTGTGTGAGGACCGTCTTGTTGCAGTAAATAACCGCACCGACGCCCTTATACGGCAGGTTATTCTTGGCCGCGATAATCAAATCATCGTCTATGGTATTGGTGGAGCCGGTAACCTCGATATTGCAGACCCGCTGTACGCACCGATCGTCATGAATGAACAACCCGGCATTGACCTCAAAGTGGGTCCGGTAGGCCTGGTATTCTTGGGGTGTGGCCTGATCATCCAGAACCGTGCATTCCCCGAGATCCCGTGCTTTCACGCCCATGCT